CTTGATGAAACACCTTGTGTAACTTGTAAATAATAACCTGAATTTGTAGATGATGTTCTATTAACTAGCAATCTTCCACTAGCATCCAATGTCATAGCTTGGGTAAAGGTTATAGCGTTACCTGCTGTTCCTGAAGGAGTAGTGTACCATTTATAAGAACCTGCCGATTGCTCGGTGATTGTTGCATACCCTGTTGCTATGTAATTCCAACTTGTGCCATTATAATACAAGTTTTGACCATTGTATAAATAACTTCCTGATTGACTTCCAATAAATCCACCTTTATATTCTGCAACTGCAAATCCACCACCCCACGCACTCGGTGTAACTCCTAATCCTAAATTGCCTGAAGCGTCAAAATAAGTCCCATAATATCCATCAGAAGTCCCTATTGCTAATCCGTTTTTAACACGAATAAACCCATCATTTGCTTTTGCAATATTTACATAAGCACCTGCCGTTGTAGCAACTCCTAATCTTGTAATATTAGTTCCATCACTAACATTAAATACAGGATTTGAAGAATAAGTATATGTTACAGAAGAACTACCATCTTGAATACTACTATTCCCTATTGTACTTGTACCTGTAAATTTAGGTAGGTAGTTTGTTGTACCACTTCCTGTAACCGCACCACTACCATAATTAGGAATATTTAAAGTTCCTGCACTAAATGTAGCAGCACCACTTGTCCCTGTTGTAGTTAAAGTGATTGTCCCTTGTTTATTGTTAAAAGTATTCCAATCGGTACTTGATAAATAACCATTTGTTGATGTAGTCGCTTGACTTATTGATATTACGTTTGAAGTAATACTTAAAGGTGCAGTTGCACTTGTTATTCTATTTGTATAAGCAGTGTCCCAATTTGATTGAGATGCCGTTGTAGGAATTGAATAACCTGCCGTTAATGTAACCGCTAAAGTACCACTTGATGTGATAGGACTTCCGCTTACCGACAATCCTGTTGGCACAGTCATTGCTACTGAAGTAACTGTTCCTAATGGGTTATCCGCCCAAGATAAAACTGAACCATTTGTAGTTAAGTATTTACCATTGTTTCCTGTTTGAGTTGGAAACGCAGAAACCCAAGTATAAGCATCATCCCAATTAGATTGCTTTACGTTAGTAGGTAAAGAATAACCACTTGCAAAAGCTAAAGCCAATGTTCCGCTTGATGTTACAGGAGAACCTGAAACACTAAACCCTGTTGGTGCTGATAAACCTACCGAAGTAACAGTACCTACATAAGCATCCGTATATTGTGGTATATTTAATACCCCTGTTGTTGAATTATAAGTCGCTGCACCGCTAGTGCCTGTTGTTGTTAAACTAATGGCTGCTCTTGCTCTTGCATCCGTATAATAAAGATTCGTTCCTTCAGTTACTAAAGTCGTAGAGTAATCTCCGCTTGTAGCTACCACCGCACCTGTTCTACCAAATACCGAAGTAACAGGATAAGATATATCGCTAGTTAAAGCAATAGTACCTGAAGCGTTAGGGAAAGTATAAGAACGATTTGCAGTATTAGCAGAAGTTACAAATTTGTTTAAATAAAGGTTTCCATTTTGCCATCCTAAATCCCCATTAACATCTGCAAAAATCATACTTTCATTAGCATTTCCTGTTGGCGATGCCGTTTGATGTTTCAATCCTAAATGCCCATTACCAGCCGTTCCTTTAACGTGTAAGGCTTGTGCGTTTAAAACGTGTGTACCTAAATCTACATCCGTAGTTGCACCTGTATAAGGTACATATCCTGTTAAAGCAGGAAAGGTTTGTAAAGCACCTGTTCCATCTATAAATTGTAAAGTAGTTCCTGCACCTGTTACATTTATGCTCCCATTAGCCGTTAGAGGCGAATTAGCGACACTAAATGCACTCGGCATAGATAAACCTATGCTTGTAATTAAAGTCGGAAATGTGGTCAAATTTCCTGCACCATTCACATATTGACTTGAAGTACCTGCAAAGGTAAAAGCTAAAGTTCCTGCCGTTGTAATTGGAGAACCTGTGATTCCGATTGCACCTCCTGTAATAGAAGCACCCACCGATGTAACTGTTCCATTTTGTCCGTTAGATTTCTGCCAAGTTCCACTTCCGTATAACACCCAATCCCCTACTGCAAAAGTAACAGGACCAGCACCAAAGTTCACAGTTCCAGCAACATTACAAATATACATATCTCCAGCATCGCCCACACCATTCGTTAAAGTCGGAGTATTTGTAGCAGCATTCCAAGTACCTAAATAAGTTACTACCGATGAAGGTAATTGAGATACAGGCACTTTACCACCACTATCAAGGGTTGCTACACCATTGGCAGCACCTAATGGAACTGAGCCTACTACACCACTTGTGCCTGTTAAAACCCCATTTAAACTTTTGACTTTGGTATCCCCAGTTATCTGTAATTGATTTGCCATCTATATAAAGTTAATATTATGAAAAAGTAGCTCTTACAAACTCATCAGCCTCAAGTGCCCTTGCAAAGGTAAGTACTCCTGTTAAAGAATTAAAAGTCACATCTTCCCCTGTTGGTGCACCTGAAGTATTTATCGTTCTTACCTCAATACCACCTCTTGTAAGGGATATTAAAGCCTTACCAATACCACCCACAAACGTGATGGTATATTCTCCTCCTGAAGCAATAAATGGAGCCGAACTAACCCCTGAAGTAGATACTGAAGTACCGCCATCAATAACTTGAGTTCCGCTTATGGTATAAGCCCCAGTTCCTTGTAAAGACAAAGAATAAGTAGAAGCACCTTCTAAAGGAGCACTTAAACTTAATGAAGTAATATTAGTATTACCACTTATTACGCTATAACCATAAGTTCCTGATCCATCTGCGTTATCGTTATTAATAGAGAATCTAACTGCAACGCTACTTCTATTTAATTGCTTCTGCATTAAAGCTAAATAAGAATATCCAGTTACTGCTATAAAACCATCACAACTCACAGTCCAAGTTTGTACATCATTTTTAAACTCTTTAAACCAAGCTGAAGATTGCGAGGTAACTTCTACTTGCTCAGTAGATGCCTCAAAAGAACAACTTGTAGATGCTCCCATTGGAGTTCCTAGGGCTATAGAAGAGGTTACTTTAGATACGTTGGAGCCTTGAGTACAAAAGGTAATTTGATTGGTTGTAGTTCCTGTATAAATCACTTTAATAGCCAATCTATCTGTAGCCAATATGGTAGTACTTGTTACTGCCATTGTAGTTGTATATAAAGTAGTAGCCGTAGAAGTTAAAGTTGTTTCGTTAGAAGTAAACAATAAAGTCAAAGTAGTTCCGCTATACTTATAAAGCTCATATTTAAACTTAGCACCTGTAAAAGAGGTTAATATGGAAGCATAAGCCGTAAAGCTCCATGTTCCTGTAGGAATGGTTGTTACTCCTGGATCATTAGCATCAGTAATAAAAGATACAATAGTTCCTGCTCCTGTTTTAGTAAAGTCTGTAGCCGTTCCGTTTACTTGAGTTCTACTCATTTGCTTACAAGCAACACTATCAAAAGTGCCTTGTGTAGTACCTCCATTAAAATAATAGATAGCATTGCTATCGTATTCGTATAAGACTATGTTGGTTCCATTAATTACTGATGCCATATCTAAAAATTAGTCGTTTGATAAAAGTATTTTGTTTCTTTTGTGCAAGTTATATCAGTATTTGATATATATAGCAAAGTGGCTTGAGTTTGGTCAGTTGGATAAGTTATAGTGCAGTTTCCTAGCATATATGAATTACCGCTTATATTAATACTTGCAGGATCATCATCTGTGGCAAAGAATAGTTTAGAACCATCCAATAAAGGATAGTTAGAATTGCTAGTATAAAAGCTACTCAAATTACAATCTACGTTAATAATATTCTTGCCAAATATGTTAATATATTGTTGAATTAGCAACTCTTGTAAAGTACCAAAGTAGTTAATTGTGTCTTTCCCATATCTTCTCCATATATCTGCTTGAGTTCCATCTGCTAACAATAACACACCTACTTGTGATGGATATTCTCCTACTCCTACATCACCACCAAAGAATCCATAAGGAATATTTATTGATTTGACATATTGGCTGGTATTTATAATATATCCTTGATATCGATATTTATCAATATTAGACTTTAATTGAAGATTAAAATTGCCAATAAATAAACTTGTTACAGTTCCTTCTTCAAGTCTGTATTTGAAGCTTAATTGACCTCCTGCTGGAAATGGTGCGGTAGATATGGTTAAAGTAAATGGTTCTGCTACATCTCCTTTTAAACTAGAATAAGCACTATAGGATGTTGGAGTATTTTGCCAAGTAGAATCACTTTTTAAATACCATGTAGTAGCTCCGTTTACTATTGTAATATCGATAGTTCCAATTACCGCAGTAGTTACCATAGTTTGTATGGTCATTGAAAACTGAGCACAATCTCCTTGTCTTACTTTAGGCATATAATCGCTTCTGATTCTAGCGTAAGTAGTAGCAGGAGTAACCCCATTTACAAGTTCAAATTGGTTGTATTCACTTTCGGCATCTTGAATAACTGTAATAGTAGAATCTGGTCCTACTTCTAAAGTCCAAAAATCAGCAACACCGCTAGTTAATTGTTTTAAATTAGCATTGGCTATATAGTTTGATGCTATTTGTGTGCTATTTTCTGAAATAACTTTATTAAAACCTTTTTTTAATAGTTTTAATTGGCTATTATTTATAAAATATAAATTGGATGTATTACCAACAAATGGTTGAATAGTACTTGATGTGTTTATGATATTTCCATCTCCATTATTAACATAACTAGCAACTGCATTATATTCTGTATAATAAGCATTAGTTGAAGCAAATTCATTGATTGCTACTATCCACCATTTTCCTTTAGCTTGAAATATTCTACATCCAAAAGACCTTGCTATATCGCTTATAATATCTAAACAATATTGAAATGTTCCATCTGAATTAATAAATGTTCTATATGGCAAATATGTTTGCCTAAGTGGATCAGCATAAGAATAAGTTGCCCTAGTATCCATTCCTGCTGCAAAATAAGAACACATTGTTATAAAATTTCTTGTGGTCGGAAATCCTATGGCTTTAAATGATGACCATAACATATAAGTTAAAGCCTGTGTTTCATTACAACCTAACCAATAAGCATAATCGCTAATCGGAAATCTAATATCCTTTAACATTCCAAGTCCATCGGTAGCATTAAAGGAAACTATCTTTCTTCCAGTAGAATATGATATAGAAACATTATCGTTTATTACGAATCCAACCCATTCAATAACGCCATTTACGAACATCTCTACATATAAATATCTGTCGTTAATATTGGTAAAATCTATCATGTTGGCAGTATTGTCAGTAAAGTCTACTGAAATACCCATTTGTGAGGCAAATATAGGCTCAAACGGATCGTCTGATTGTGGGATGTACTGAAGATTCACATCAACTCCTTGAAGGGAAATAACGTCACCTACATAGCTATCTTGCCATATTTTAACCAAGACATCTTTATCGGCTCTTGTTGCGTATGTAATTTGATATTTTTGTCCGTATGCCATTATTATCTTCTAAGTGTTAAAGATGAATTAGAACGTTGCAAAGCTAAAACTAAATCATTTCCTCTTAAAACAAATTCTCCACTTCCTCCTCCACCAATCATAGACTTCAATTTATCTAATGGAGCTACTACTTCAGGGTTATTTTTAGCACCAGGATACTCACCTACTAATCTATAAGAAGGTCCGCTAAATACACCTCCATTAGCAGTAGGAGAAGCAAATAAATTTTTACCTAATCCCATGCCTTGACTAAATAAACCACTAAATAATTTCATTGCTCCACCTGCTTGAGCTAATTTACCTGGAAAAAGAATAGCTATCAAAGCAACTGCAATACCTGCTGCAATAGTTACTTTTAATAATTGTTTTAATAAATCTTGAAACGCAGAAGTTAATACTTCTCCTAATGATGTACCTTTACTAATTAACATATCTAATGATCCTCCTAAAGCAGACATTATACCATTTCCTATTTCTAGTAAATTAGAGAATGCTTCATTGATAATAACTTTGTTATTATTAGCCCAAGCTTTACTTAAATCGCCTAATAATTTATAATAATCTTCCCAAGTAATTAAATTATTATATAATAAATTATCTAAATCAAGTAATTGTTGTTCATAAATAGCTTTTTGTTCAAGTCTGTTTCCTGTAGCAAAATCAATTAAATTATTATAATATTGAGAAAATTGGTCAATTCTATCTTTATAATCTTTTTTTTCTTGGTCAGCAAAATCTTTATTTATACTTAAAATAGCTTTAGCAATCAACTCTCTTCCTTGTTGTTGCATTTCTGCAATCTTTTCATTTTCTTTTCCCTCTTCTTCACCAAGTTTTCTCTGTATTTCTAATATTTTATTTCCTGCTACTTCTGCCGAGTTTATTCTTAATTGTTGGTATGTTTTATGTATGTTTTCTATATAAGAAGCACTTTTTTTATCTATCTCTGCTTGTTTTACAGCCAAATCTTCCTCTCTTTTTAAAATCTCTTGCTCATATGCAGCAAACATTATAATATCATCTTTATAATATTGTTGTTTTGCTTTTAATAAACCTATTGTACTATCTTCTAATTTTTTTGTATTTTTTTTGCCATCATCTTGAGCAGCACTTAACCTTGACATGGCATTAACATTGTCATCTAATATTTTAGTATAATATTTATTTTCATCAGATAACTGAGATTGCTCTGCTCTTAAATCTTTAGTTTGATTAAATATTTTAGCTTGATATAATAAATAAGCACTTGTCGTTCTATTACCCTGAAATCTTCTAGGCTCTGGACCAGCATCTGCTATAATTTTATTTATTTTATATTCATTTTCTAATGATTTAGCAGTAATATCTACAATCATTTTTTCAGCAGCCTTTGCTTTTGCATACATGGATATAGTCTTAGTTAATTCTATATATCCTTCTTTTGCATTTCCAAGTGCTATTTGCTCTTCAGAATATTTACCCAATAAACCTGGGTATTCATTTTTTAATTCTTTAGCAGCTTCAAGTCTATCTGACATACTTCTATTATTATCAGTAGAAACTCTATATAAAGAATCCATTTTAGTAGTTTCTTCTGCTAATGTAGATGCAAATGCTTTAGAATATCCTTCAGCAGTTTTTGTACTATTGCCAAATTTAATCATTCCATTATCTACGGCAGCAAAAAAAGCCACTACCGCAGATCCTACTAAATATAAAGGACCAGCAACACCTGCAATACCACCTAAAACAGCGGGAAGGTTATTTTGAATACCTCTAAATCCATAAGGCAAATCTTGTATAATTAAAGCAAAATTAGTCCATTGCTGATTTGATTTTTTAACAGAATTACTAGAATCACCAAACTTTTTTGAAGTCTGGTCCAAACTATCGCCTAATTTTTTTACACTTTCCTTTGTAAAATTCAATTCAACATTAACATCTTTTAAGTATTGAGAAAACTTCTTAGCTGATGCAGGAACATTGCCTAAATCAAAATCAAAGACTATCTTAACCATTTGATTATCTGACATTATACTATAGGTTTAACATTTTCATATTTCTTAATTACTGCTTCGAGTTCTTCTTTTGTCATCACTCTTTGCTTCACAAAGTTACGATTATCGCAATCTAGTTCAAGTAGGTCTTTAGGCTTTACTTTCTTCCCTTTAGGAAGTTGTATATTAATAAGTAAAGTTGTTTGCCATCTTATTTTTAACCACTTTTGCTCTTCTTCGTGTCTATAGCCATACCACACAAAATCTAGTTCAGCCATGGTCATCTCCCAAAACAAATGGGGAAGCACTTTGCACTCCCCCATTGTATATCTTTCTATATCAATCCACTCTAATTTTTTTTTACTCCATCCTTTTTAGTTGGCTTTGTTGGCTTATCATCTAATCCGCTATTTAAACTTTCTCCTAAAGCTGCCATAACATCTTGGAATTGTTTACCAGCCATTCCTCCCATGTCATCTATCCAATCACATACTTCCATTTCAGTAAAAGTTGGAGTGATTCCTTCTTTATATAATGGATATTCAGCAGCAGCTCTTAAAAGATTAACAATAGCATCAAGAGATGTTTCTCCACTTAAAGCCTCTCCTATATCAGAAGGTCCTATTTTTTGTAACTGACAGAATCTTTTAAGACTCCATGTGCAAAAACGTAATGATACCTTCTTTCCATCGGAAAGAGTTAATTCAAATTGTCCTCTCATATTTTTGGTTTTGGTTTGCTTTTACTATGCGTTGGTTGCGATAGCTAATACTCCTGTTCCTTTGAAAGAAACTGAATATGTAACTGGATTTTCCATATCAGCAGTCATGTCTACACTCTCAATAAATGCTGAACCTGAATAAATCACATCTCCTGAAACTGGAGTAACACCACCAACTGTTGAGTTATCTACTGTTGTAAACTTAACTGTAACCGCAGTTCTAGCAATAGCTAAAGCGTTTAATTCAGCCGTAGTTACATAAGTAGCAACTGTTCCTGGAACTACTGTAGCTAAGCCATCAGTTGTTAAAGACCATGATCTTTGACCACCAATCTCATCAGCCCATCCTAAACTTTGTTTAGTAGAAGAATCTGGAGTATCGATAGCTAAACTTAAAGAACAAGATGTTGCGTATCCTATTACTTCAGTTCCGATTAGAACTACTAATGAAGTTCCGTTAAAAATTCCTGTTGTTGCCATTTTATTTTATTTTACTTTATGTTATTTGATTCACGAAATGTTCCATTGTTATCACCCTTCTGAATACATAAGCCTCATTCACATAGTCAAAGGTAGCAATATTACTACCAATCTTACAAGTAACTATCTTAAAGTCAGGTGCAGTACTTGGGTAATTTGGTGGTCTTACTCCTATTATTCCCAATAATTCATTGGCATAAGTATCAACTGTTTTTTGTCCTACTTCTCCTGCTTTAAAAGTTCTATAAACTATGTCAAATTGTATAGTAACATTAAACGCAAATGTTTGTTTATTGCTATTATCCGCTTGTGTTTGGCTACTGATAATCAAATAAGGTGGTTCTACTGTATCAGGTGCTATGGTATCATAAGCAGCTAATGAGTAGGATGCCGAGATAAACTTATCGTAATAAGCCTTCCTTAGTGTATATCCGCAGTCCTTCATTTTGGTACAAATTTAATGAAATATATTTATATCCTTATTTTCTTAATCTTATTCACCATCTTGCCTAAAACTTCACTATAAGAATTAAACATATATGGTCTATATGGCATACCTATTGTTTTCTTATGTCTTTTAAATGTAAGAGCATAGGCTTCTAAATCACCCATATTTACATTAGGATAAACTGGTATTCCAAATCCATAATCTCCAGTACCAAATTCAACATAAGGAGCATAATGTGCACTTGCGTAAACAGATGCACCTTGCCCTTGTTGATAAGGAGTAAAACCAATAGATCCTTTTAAAAATCCAGTTTTAACTGGAACTTTAGCTTTAGCAGAATTAGATATTTCTTGAGCAGACTCATTAATTATTTTTATAGATTCTGTAGCTACCTTTTGAGGTGCTTCTTGAATCTTTTTTAATATAGCAGCCACTCCTGTTATTTTAGCTGTAAATGCCATTACTTAAGTGTTGAACAACCTATTAAATAATATTGATTTAAGTCGGCTTCGTTAATGATTGAATTAATCATATAAGTCCTTGATTTCCAAGTTATTACAAGAGCATTATTAAATACTTTACCACTTGTATATCTAATTCTAAATGTAGCTCCATCATTAATACTATCCTTACCTGCTATATTAGTCCTAGAATTGGTATTAGTGACCAATTCAGCCCAGCAAGTGTAGTATGGTACTAAAGTATTCACAAACCCTCCTGCACTATCAGAAACGCTTGTTTTAGTATTAAATGTAATCCTATTTCTTAATTGTCCTATCATTAGAAGATAATACTTACCCTTTTGTAAGGTTTCATTAATTCGTAAGCCGTTGTTAAGTTAGCTGAAGGCTTAGAGCTTTCAACACTTGATTCTCTGTATTCGTACAAATCACCTACCATCTTCAACAAAGCCGTTTTCATAGACTCTGGGGTAGTGGCATATCCACAAGTATAAGTGAATCTAAAGTCACTCATAAGAGGTGAATTAAAATAAACCTTTTTGTAGGTATCACCTATAACTCTATAATCCCCAAGTACCATTGCTACCCATGCAGCACCATCCCAATATTCTACCAATGTAATACTGTTTATAGGAGCATAAGGAAGCTCTATAAACTCATCTACATAAGCTACCACCTTTAGGGTTCTAGCAGTCATAGCAACTGAAGCGTACTGCTCTAATCTGATCCTAGCGGTTTCTATAAGGTTAGTAATCAAAGTATCATCTTCGCTATAATCTACTCTTAAATAATCCTTTGCGGTCTGTAAGGTAACGATTGTTGCCGAAGGGGCTACTGTAGTAGTTACATCTCTTAGTATCTGCATTATGCTAATTTTTACAAAAATAACTAAAATTTAGTGTAAACAAAAAGGGATAGCTTTCTAGGCTATCCCTTGTATTGTAAATCTAATTAAAGATTAAGCTACATTACCAAAATCACCATAAATAAACGCACCTGCGTAATAGATAGGGAATGCAATACGAGCTTCAACTCTTACAGTAATCATGTTCTTTGTAAAGTTATCACCATCCATTTCAGAGAATTGAACAGAGATACCTTGATTTTGCATGATTTGAGCACCCATAGACCAGTCACCTACTAAGAACTTATCTACTGCGATTGCAGTTGATTTGTAAAGAGGAATACCAGCGATAGATACACTACCATCAGTTGTAACAACTGTAGAAGCAGGTAAAGAATATGCAGAACCAGAGTTCTTAGTATTCATGATAGCAGCCCAATCAGTTGGGTTAACTAAAATACCTGTTGCAGAATAGTCAGAAGTTTCTAACTGAGCAATAGCTTGAACTAATTGCTCAACATCAACAGTAGCAGCACCAGTTGCAGCAGTAGCTACACCAGTAATACCTTGTAAGTTAGGAGCAGTACCATTACCACTTAATAATTGAGCATCTTCAGCAACTAAATACTTCTCTAACAAACGAGATTGTAAGAAAGAAGTCATAGCAGGTATATCATCTAACATTTGGCGAGAGATACGAACATAACCAGCGATGTACTGAGCTGCTGCATCTTTCATTGTAATATCAAAATCAACTTGAGCTTTAGAACTTCCTTGAGTTTGAGCTGCTGGAGCACCTTCTCCACCACTTTCATAAGGGAAAGTAAATAAACCTTGG